TGAAAACGAATGTACTATCCTTTCGAGTGTTTCCCAATACGGGTCGAGTGCGTTTATGTTGAAGTTAACCAAAGACGATCTTCCATTTACCTCTCCGCGATCGGGAGTTGTGTTTATATTTGGTACCGACCCGAATACAACCATATTGTAAAATTCGTCTAAGAAATACAGCTCTGCACCGACAAGTTTTGATCGTATTTCCCTTTCGCGCAACCGGACTGTTTCGATGTTGTCGGCAAGTATTAGCCCGGAAACGTTTACGACCCGAGACTCCGGAAGCTGGTCGTTGCTTTTCTTTCTGTAGCCAGACCCGCTTATTGTTTTATACGTATCGTTAAATTTGAATACGTCAGAATTCATTGCGAATATAGAACGACTAGCATCGTACCAGTCTCCGAGCGTAATCCATGTCGAGCGATCTTTTGAAACCTTCATTTAGATACCACTCTTTTTTATGTAAGCGTCCATCCATGACTCAAGCCATGATTCGAGAGTTGATCCAGTCTGCACCTGCATAACAAGACCACCGGAAACCGACATATTCGCCTGCGCTATCGTAATTTCCGTTGCCGACATTGCAGTAATATATGCCGTGGTTATATTAACGGTATTTATTGTACTATTCAATCCTGCTTCGGCTATTGCCTGTGAAAGAGTATCCATCGTTCCTTTTATCGCCGTAATAAGATCGTCGCGAACATCAGATGGTATCGCTGAAACAACCGTTCCGGGATTAACGCTTACATCAAGAAGGCCGAACTGAGACAGGGCATCCCGGAGAGACATCATAACAGATCCGAGCGGTGTGTTTTCGTCGGTTACATCGGTCCAGACGGATCGAATTTCAGCCAATAACGACTGGGCATCGGCTGATGAAAATCCGGTTCCGGCATTTATTATTCCAGAGACAAGCGATTGTATCTTACTGGTTATTCCGCCTGCAGAAATTACGGCACTCGTTATATTTGATACGATCGCTTTATATACAGCCTGCTTGAAGTCAGAATAAGATCCAGTTAGAGCGGCGTCCGCGAGCGCAGATGTAATAGTATCACTCATACTGGAGAATGCGGTTTTTGTTGCTTCCTCAGCGGTTGTTGTTATTCCTAATGCTTTCGAAAGCTGCGCGAGTAGGGCTGAATATTCTGCAGTCGCCGTATTAAGTTCGTCTAATGCTCCAGAATCGGTAAGACCGTTCTCGTTTGTTATCCCGGTGTTCAGTGTTGCAATTTTTGCTTGCAGTGTATTAACCTGATCGATCATGGATTGAATAGATGCTATATCTTCGTCGTTTATGGTCTTTCCGGTTTTTAGGCTTAAGGCCTTTTTTGCTTCTTCAAAAGCTTCAATCGCTTTGGTATAAGCGTCAACTGCGGCGTTTACTTCTGAAGCATTTGTTATTCCAAATGACCCCATATTAGGTTGCGTTTCCTGCATTTTCTTCAATGCAGCAGCCATGTTTTTCTCTGCCTGGTCTGCAGCAGTAACCAATGTCTGCAATCCAGCCGTATCCGATGTTCCCATTGTATCAAATAACGTTTCTATCTGTTTTTGCAGCGTTGCTGCCTCGGCAGATCCCGGAGATAATGCAGCCCAAAGTTTTTCAGCGATGGAAGCAACTTTATCTTCAAATCCAGATGCGGTTATAAGAGCAGTTGAAATCATATTGTACATATATTCTGCAAACTTTTCAGCCATATCATCTTGTGACAGAGATAGCCCTTCGGAAAATCCGTCTGCGATATATTGACCAAGCGATTGTCCGACATTAGTAAGAGAGTCTTGCATCGACTCTTCTGCGGATCTCTTTGCGTCCGCAATGGCATTTGCGAACTGACTCGTCTCTTCTGTGACGGCATCCGTCGAAGAGTTTATTATATCAGAGAGTCCGGCAAGGCCCTTGGCGATCAATCCTATAATTGCGACTATCCCCCCTGCCGATACGTTGAATATTGCTATCACCGAACCAAGAGACATAATAGAATCTCCGATGGCGGATAGCTTATCTCCGGTAGTAGAATCGGCATCCTTGAGTACGTCTACCAGGTTACCGACCGAATCGATTACAGAATTAATATCTGAAAGAAATACCTGAATTGACGAAACAGTGAATTGCATGTTTAGTGTTTTCTTTATATTCAGTTCGTCTGTTGTTTTGTCTACTTCGGCAGCCGCCTTAGCGTACTCCTCTTCCGACATAGTTCCATCATTTCGGGCTTTTGTGTTTTCTTTTGTCTTTTGTTTTAATGCTTCCTCTGATGCGGCGAGTTCGTCTGCCGCTTTTATTGCGGATAGTATATTTTTAGGTTTTATTGCGCTATCAAATTCTGCAAGACCCGACTCTGGGTCTATGTTATCGACAATGTATCTAATTGACTCAACGGTACCTGTGGAAAGGTTTTTATAAGCATCGGATACTTCGTTAAGGCCTTTTATTCTTTCATTGGCGCTCTGTGTGAATTGTCCGGCCTTGAACGAGAAGTCAGATATTGCTCCTGCGTTTCCGGCGAGTTCAAGCATTGCTTTGTCAACAGACTCGATCTGCTTCTGATAAATCATCCACGCGACAGACCCATTTTCAGTAGCAGATTGTAGTGACACGGTCGTTTTTCTTGTCGAAGTAAAAACAGCAAGCTGATTTTTATATTCTTGAACATTAACCGGAAACCCGAACGCCTTTGCAAGAGCGATAGCGATGCCGTCGAGTTGGTTTTTCGTAAGCTCTGCGACGTTGCCCATCGTTACAATATCGGAAATCGATTTCAACTCGGGGTTCTGTTCAAACGCAGACTTTAGTCTATCGGCCATAGCCTGTACTTCAGTCCTTGCGGTACCGGATAACGTTGCGAGGGTTCTTACTTTTTCATTGAGAGATGTTATGTTTTTCGATGAATCAGATGCGTCGGTGTATCCCTTTAACTGTCTCTCGGCGTCGACGGTTTTCTGGATAATCTGTTCCCACCAATCGAGCGTTTCTTTTGCGCCTTTCGTTTGCTTCCCGAAGTTATCAGACATAGAGACGCCCCATGCGAGGTATGCTTGTACTATTTTTCTGATGGCAATCTGGTTTGCGGTAAGTCCTTTTTCTGACGTTGCAGCAACGCCACCGAATGTTTTATCCATTTCTGCGAGATTTTTATTGAGGTCTGATATTTTATTCGGATCGGTCTCTATTCCGATGTCAATCTTCATCGCCTGATATTTCGACAACCCGTCGAGCATTTCCTTTAACGTGTCGAATGACGTGTTGTCCTTTACGTTTGCGTCGAAGGTGTTCATCATAACGGTGGCCCAGTTTGCGCCGTTTTTTGCCATTCCTTCGGTCGTGTCTTTTCCCATCTGCGCGATAAGGTCTTTATAGTATTGAGTAAACGATCCGTCGTCGCTCATAAGTCCGAGCGACTTCATGTCTATTTTGTTGTCGAGCGTAAGGTTTCTTATCGCTCCATCGAAAACTTCTCCGATAGCATTCGCAACATCAGTTGCAGTTGCTTGCTTGTTTGCAAGTTGCAGGTCATATTTAAGCGACCACACCTTATTCGTCATGTCTTCGGTGAGAGATGCAATTTGTTCGACGAGCTTAGTCGAAATCTTGAGTTTTGCATTTGCAGAATCAGATCCGAGGCTTTTTGCAAAATTCTGCATTCCTTTTAGAGAAAGTTTCGCAGAGTTTAATTGTCCGTTCGTATATGCGAGTTGCATAACCCAATCGCGAAGTATAGGATCTCCCTCGGGAAGAAGAGCCATTATTTTTCCTAAATTTCCTTGCGAATCAGAAACATAATCAGAAAACTGCTGCATTGATTTTAGGCCAGAGAATTCAGTGCCTTTTATGCTACCCTGGACCATCTTAAACATAGAAACTTGCGACGTAAGATCTGCATATTTTGAACTCAACTGATCTACAGAAAGCTTCTGTTCTGCGAGTTGTCTTTCAAGGTATGACGTTCCGGACCCAAGTGTTGATTTATCCCTATCTGCTTCTATTTGTTTAAGATTTGCATATTCCTGTCTAAGAATTCTCATGGCTGACGCGGTATCACCTGCGTTTTTATTTAACTGTTCTCTCAATCTCGGGAATACTGCGGCGAGTTCTTCAAGAATTGCTTTTGATTTTTTTTGGTCTTCTATCGAGTCGCCAAGCCTTCCAAGGTCATCAACCATTGCGTCGATTGACTTTCCTTGCTTTGACAACGACGCAACTCCGGAGTCGACGGTATCAATCCAGTCCTGCTGGTTCTTTTTTACCATTATGTATATTGCCGACAATCCGGAAACAGCAGCGGCTACAACAAGAACCGGAGCGAGTGTGGCTGCAATAGTTGTTCCGGCGACGGCTAGCTGTGCTGACAATGCAATGAGTGCTGATTTAACCGAAAGTATCCCAGCAGAAAGAGGCAGCATTACCGCAGCAACACCGAGAAGCGATACGAGCAAGGCCTTGATTGGCGTTGGTGCTTTTTCAAAAACCTGCATAACAGAAGTTATTGAAACGACTACACCTTTGAGCGCGGGGTCAAGGGTCGACGCGAACGACTTTGTTACGTTCGAGAAGGTGTTCTTCATTATATTCATCTTTCCGTTCAGGTTATCCATCTGGATTGCTGCCTGACGTGCAGATTCTCCCATGTTTCCAGTAACCTCTTTCACGTTGTCGTCGAGCACACCATAGTTTTGAACAAGCCTATTAATCACTTCAGCAGACTCTTTTCCAAATATCTTGACGACATCCTGCGTGGTTGCGTGCGCCGCCGCAAGCTTCCCGATTATCTGCCCAATGTTATTGAATGCCGGATCGAGAGCCGACGTGTATCCGAGAAGATTTTCAATCGCGGTTGACGCGCTTCTCGACGGACGCTGAAGTCCGTTTATTGCAGAAGCAAGCAATCGTCCTGCTTTCTCGCCACGAACACCGGTATCATAGAGCGTATCGAGCGTACCAACCAATTCTTCAAGACTCCATCCCATCGATGACCAAAGCCCTGCGGTGTATTTCAAAGACGCGGACAACTTATCGAGTGACGAAACAGACTTGGCGTTTGACGAAGCGAATATGTCCGCAACCGTTGACGCCGACTCGCTTGAGAGTTGAAATGATTTCAACGTCGTAACAACCATTTCTGCCGTAAATGAAACATCCTTCATTCCCGCTGCGGCGAGCGTCATTACCGGCCCGATCTGTTTATATATTTCGTTTGCGTCGAGTCCAGCCTGTCCGAGATCGAACATGGCTTTCGCAATGCCGATCGGAGAAGAAGAAAACTTTTCAGACATTGAAACCGCGGTATTTGCAAGCATTTGTAATTCAACGCTCGTTGCGCCAACGACTGCTTTTATGTTTTGCATCTGCTGTGTGAATTCGAGGTATTCTTTCAGTCCTTTGTCGAACAGGAATGTTATCGGCACCGATATTGCGATTGATGCGTATTTCAGTACCTGCAGTCTGAGATCTTCGAGCTTTCGTTTGTTTTGGTCGATTGCTATCGATGCTGTGTTATATGATTTTACCCGCGTATCGACGAGTTTCTTTTCTTCAGTCGTGAGATTTTTATAGGAATCCAGCGCTTCTTGTCTGGAGGTCGTATCGGCTTTTCCGATATCAACGAGAGATTTTTTTACATATTTTGTTGTTTCTTCGTCGCGCTTTTGAATGTATGAATAATAATCAGACCATTCGCTCTTCGCTGAAGAAAGAGACGGTCCGATTTTCGATGTATCAACAAGTATCTGCGCTATCCAATCACCAAGAAGACCCATATTAACTTACCGTCGCTTTGCGGGTTTTAAATTCCTTTGGTTTTTCAGTTTCTCCGCCGGTTGACTTCCCGCTTTTTGCGTCATCGATCTGCTTTTGTTTCATGTTCGATAACTCAATAGCACAATACTGGTCTATGAAAAAACAGTCAACAGGACTCAGGAATCCTTTTTCTCGCTCGCCTGCGAAGTAGTCTGATGGCTTACAGCGCCCTTCGCTAATGATTGCAATATTTGATAACAAACTTTTTTTTTAATGATTTTTTTTGCAGGCTCCATCTGCTTCGCGAAAACGTAATCGAGTGTTTCTTTCCTGAATTTACCAGTATACTCGGGATCGACCTTCTTCCATTCGGAAACGTATTCGGGCCACCTAACGAATGTACGTTCCGCCATCTCTTGCAGCATGTCGTAGTATTTTTTCGTTTCCTCGAAAAGCTCTTTTTCCGTTTTCTTCTCGAGCGCTTTCTTTGCTTCTTCGATGTCTTTCACGTCGCCATTCAGCATCATCATGAGCCAATTCGGAACGTCACCGAGACTTGCAAGGTCGCGCATGTCGAGACGCCTCATGAGCATTTTTTTAGAAATGCCAGCGCTGAACGGAACGTCGTCGTACATGTATTGTGCTGAAATAAACTCACCGACATCAACGCCGGACTGAACTTTATTCTTTTTTGATTTTAGGAAAAGGCAAGCCCCTGTTATAAAAAACAAGAGGCTTGCCGCGAGAACAAGTCCCGCGACAAGCTGTGTTATCATGCGAGCGTCGCCTCCATGAGCGCGATCTCTTCGGCGAGGTAGAACAGCTCGGTTCCGGCCGGCACGAAAGCGCCGTCAGTAGCCGTGATGTCGAACGTCGGATGGTTGAAATCCTGACTGTTCTTGTCGTTGTTGTTCAGGATTGCGGTGTTGTCCGGGAAAATCGTAACGGAGAAATCGCGCTGTCCGGTAAGAGAGCTTGATCCTTCGTCGTAATTTCTCGAAACACAGAACAACGCAAAGCGCGGTGAATCAACACCGGCAGGGCGCGGGGTGTACTGTCCGGTCGCTTCATCAACGTACCCGCCAGCAAGAGCTTTCTTGTAGAACGGGTTCGCCGAAGAACTCTCGAGCGAAAGAGTATAACCGGTTGACTCCTGCGCGACGGTAACGGTTGTCACGGTCGATTCGGCGTCGGTATTTTCCTTCGTCTGGGCATCGGTTACGTCCTGGCTTGCGGTAAGAGAAGAAAGATTCTCAAGCGGCATGCTGTACGCACGATTGAGTCCGAGAGCGGCAGCGGCAGAGTCGGGCTCGATCACGCCGGTACCAGCGTCGTATGCTTCGTCAATCCTGAAGAA